TGAAAGGATTGCTGTCAACTCAGCCTCTGCGTCAATGTTGTGGAATGCAGAAACGTCTTGTGCAAGTTCAGGTGACCAAGTAGCACGAAGTTTTCTTTCCTCAACGCTAACGGTAACTGAAGTAAGTTGGAATGAAACCTCACCCATTTCAGTTTCAAGTTCAAGTGAATCGTACTGTGCCCAAGCAATATTGAAAGCAGTATCTGGGTCTAATTTTGCAAGAGCATCTGGGTCAACACCAATGTAACCATTGATTGTCTTACCCTGTTGCTTGCAAGGTTTTGTGAGGTCAAGTTCGATATAAATCTTACCCTCTGCGTCACAGATGTTCTCACCATAGTCAACAAGACCTGCGCCATATTTTTGTGTTACAACACGGAAAGGAATGCTTTCACCCTTCTTGAAAGTTGTATAGCCTTCATCCTTCTCATCTTTGATATCATCATTAGAGATGACTTTTAATGAAGCAAGGAAAGCTTCGCTGTCCATTTCGTTACCATCAGGACCGGTCAAACGACCTGCATTGTAAGAACTGAAGCCACCAACTTGGAGCATAAGTGCGCTAAGTGAACCGTCCATGCTGTTTACAGGATAATCAGCCATATTCTCGATTTCTACATAACTACCATCGGGTGCAATCTGTACGGGAACAGCAGTACCAACTTTGATGGTAATCTTACCCTTTGAGTTGTCAAAGAGGAAGTCATTGTAGAAAAGGTCATAAAGGCTCTTCTTCATGTACTGAGTCACCTTTGGAGTTGTACCGTCTTCTGTCTGTACGGGATTTACAACCTCATCGGGAAGATAGAAACGATTTCTTGTCTGCCAAGTTCTTTGGTCGTTCTCGTCAAAATCAGCGAGTTTACGCTCACCCGTGTTTGGGTCAGTCTCATAAAGACGATTTCTTTGAGTTCTCTCATAACCCATAAGACCATAGTGACGTCCAGTTACGCCATCAGCGAGGTCTTCTGCACTCCACTCACGTTCAGAAGTTACTGGCTTAATGAAGAACAACTTACCGATAGGAAGGTTCATAGCCTGAACTGATACGATATCGTTAGCAAGAAGCTTGCTGAACACACGTCTAATAAGTGGGAATACCACAGTTTCAAAAGAACCACTATTGTCAGCAGCAGTAGCCTCATAGATGAGGTGCTTTGCCTGGTTCTCATAAAGGGTTGCAACAGTTTCCTTCAAGTGTCCGTCAAGACCTTCGCAAAGGCCAAGTCTGTCCCAACGCTCGTTAATGTCTTGTCTAATTTTCTTCTGTGCCTCGATTTCAATGTTACCGAAAACACTACTGTTTAAAATCTCGCGCATATTATTAAATTGAATATACTTTTTATTTTCTTATTATACTTTATAAATATCACATAATTTTACAAAAATCTTTATAATTACTTAATTTTGTTAAGTCTCTTCATAAAATCAAGTGCTTCATTGACCTTTTCAGACTTATACATAGTAGTCTCAACAAGGCTTTGTTTTGTTTGCTTGCCCTCTGCAAGCTGTCCATTGATAATACCGTTTACATCATTTCTTCTGTTGATTCCACGAAGTTCCTCAGAAATGGTTTCGTAAAGTTTCTTGCCCTCTTCAAGTGTATTAACCTTGGTAAAACGTTCGCTGATTTGTTTCTTTTCATCAACAGTGGTACTATTCTCATTAAGAAGACGTACAATGTATCCCATGCTTGCGTTAATAACCATAGATTCCATAAGTTTCTTGTTGAGTTGTGGAATAATAGATTTCATCTGCTTATTCTCTTCCCAGAGTTTGTTTACTTTCTTCTTAAATTCAATAGATTCTTTTATTGGACTATATGCATCAGTGGTACTTGTTTCTTGTCCTTCTTCTGGACTTCTCATATTATGTGCATTATATGGCTGTCCACCTTTTCTTCTTTTTGACATTGTAACTCCATGTCCGACTGATGTTGAAGAACCACCAACTGTTCTTGAAGCTTCATCAACCATTTCCTCATCTTCAAGTTCAACTTCAAAAATATTACCACATTCATCAACGTCTTCATTAACATTTTTGTCATAAGGTTGTCTGTCACCGTCACCGCCTTTGTCAATATGAGCATTGTCAAGGTCTGGTTCCCATGTGTGAATGTCTTTTTTGTT